GAGCTTCGCTTATTGGAAGGTTCAAATTTACGTTCATTCAAACTCAATTATCCCTATTGACGAGTACGGCGCTAAAGTACGACGACTTATTAGGAGTATGGACTATGAAGTTACTTACTCTGAAACGGGTGACTACTACGACATGACGCTATCTCGTTATAGGATGGAAATTGAGTATCGCATACCGCAAGGAGGAATCGCATAAATGAGTAAAGACATTCTTTACGGAATTAAGTATGTTGAAATCGAAGAGCTGGACCCATTGACTCAGCTCCCGAAAGTAGGCGGCGCAAAATTCGCTGTAGATACAGCAGAAACAGCAGAGCTAGAAGCTGTCACTAGTGAAGGTACGGAAGACCTTAAACGAAATGACTCCCGTATTCTAGCTATTGTACGGACTCCGGACTTGCTTTACGGATACAACCTTAAATTTAAAGACAATACTTTCGACCCAGAAATTATGGCTTTGATTGAAGGCGGTACTGTTAAGCGTCAGGCAGGAACTATTTCAGGATATGACTCCCCAATGCTTGCAGCAGGAGCAGCAAACATGAAGCCATTCCGCTTGAACATCTATGTTCCTAACTATGTAGGAGACTCCATTGTCAACTACATCCAAATCTCACTGAACAACTGTACAGGTAACGCTCCGGGTATGAACTTAGGTAAAGAGTTCTATGCTCCTGAATTTGACATTAAGGCACGGGAAGCTACAAAAGCTGGCTTACCTGTTAAGTCAATGAAGTATGTAACTGAGTTGCCAGCAGTTCTTCGCACTATTACTTTCGACTTGAATGGTGGAACCGGTACAGCGGATGCACTTCGTATCGAAACCGGTAAGAAGATTACTCCTAAACCAACTGACCCTACTGCACCGCTAGGTAAGACATTCAAGGGCTGGAAGGTTCTAGGCGAGTCAACTATCTGGGACTTTGATAATATGAATGTCCCTGACCGCGACATTACACTCGTCGCACAATACGCATAATAAATTCTTAGAAAAGAGGCATTACTATGACACAAACAGTTATTAGCGCAGCAGATTTCCGCGACCGCGCTGTACGAATTATCCCTATTCCTGGATTCGGTGATAAGGATGAGCCAATTCATATCAAAATCCGCTCTACAGGTGTTATGAACCTAGTATCTAGCGGACGCATCCCTAATACTCTTTTAGGTAAAGTGACTCAGCTTTTTGGTGAAACTGAGACAGTAGCTAAAGACTCAGTTAAGCTAAATGACATTACTGACAGCCAGAAGAAAGACGCGCTGAACAAATTGAACGGCAGCGAAAATGGTTTAAATGACATGGCTGCATTAATGAAAGTTTTTGCTGAAGCTACAATGGTTGAGCCTACTTATGCTGAAATTGGTGAGTACATGACTGACGCTCAGCTTATGGCAGTATTCGGCGCAATTTACGGGGAAGTGCAGGAAGCTGAATCCTTTCGTAATGACAAAGGAAATGAATAATGTCATAGCTATTGCCAAAGAATTTAACATACGACCGAGTGAGGTTGTCGGCATGACTACGGAATTAGGTCAATACTGCTTTGATGCGGCAGCTGTTGCCTATATTCGTTATATGGAAGATGACAAAACTCCTCGGTATCCGGAAGACAGGGAACGGAACCCAGGTCTTCAAATGCTTATGGGGTGACACTAGTCGCCCCTATTTTATTAGATGAAAGGAGATTAAATGGATTTAGGTACTATTGCGGCACGTATGACGCTAGATATATCTAACTTCACAAGTCAGCTGAACCTAGCTCAAAACCAAGCTCAACGGCTTGCACTTGAATCCTCTCGTACTTTCCAATTTGGCGACGCACTTACAAAAGTAGGCGGACAGTTGACAAAAGCTGTAACGCTTCCTATATTAGGGATAGGTACTGCTGCTGTCAAAGTAGGTAATGAGTTCCAAGCTCAAATGTCTCGCGTACAGGCTATCGCAGGAGCTTCTGGTAAGGAGCTAGACCAATTGAAGCAACAAGCTGTTCAATTAGGAGCTAAAACTGCTTTCAGTGCTAAAGAAGCTGCTCAGGGTATGGAAAATATGGCATCAGCTGGTTTTTCTGTTAAGGAAATCATGGGCGCCATGCCAGGCGTACTTGACCTTGCTGCTGTATCCGGAGGAGATGTAGCAGGTAGTGCGGATGCTATGGCTACATCCCTAAGAGCCTTTGGACTAGAAGCTGACCAGGCTGGACACGTTGCAAACGTATTTGCCAAAGCTGCTGCAGACACTAACGCTGAAACAGTCGACATGGCGGAAGCTATGAAGTATGTTGCTCCAGTTGCGCACGCAATGGGTATTAGCTTAGAAGAAACTGCTGCTGCTATCGGTATTATGGCAGACGCAGGTATTAAGGGTTCGCAAGCCGGAACTTCGCTTAGAGGAGCCCTCTCCCGGTTAGCTCACCCAACAAAAGCAATGCAAGAGGCTATGGAAGCGCTAGGTATTTCATTCTACGACGCAAACGGTAACATGATACCTCTCAAAGACCAAATTGGACTTTTGAAACAAGCAACCGCCGGACTGACTCAGGAAGAGCGGAATAGATACTTAGTTACACTATATGGTAAGGAAGCATTGTCAGGGATGCTTGCGCTTATGGACGCAGGTCCTGAAAAAATTGACAAAATGACTAACTCATTCATCAATTCGGACGGAGCTGCAAAAAAGATGGCAGAGACAATGCAAGACAACTTGTCAAGTAAGATTGAGCAACTTGGCGGAGCCCTGGAGTCCGCAGCTATTATTATTCAGCAAATTTTAGAGCCTGCACTTAGGAAGGTTGTCGAATGGCTGACAAAACTCATCGAAAAGTTTATCAACATGAGTCCGGAAGGACAAAAGCTTGTCATCATGTTTGCAGCTATTGCTGCAGCTGTTGGGCCAGTTCTTCTTATAATCGGTACATTGCTGACAACTTTTGCAAAGCTTAAAATTGCTATACAGTTCTTAGGCCCTGCCTTTATGGGAACGGCTGGAACAATCGGTGCCGTACTAGGTGTCGTAGCTGCTTTAGGGATTGCATTCGGTGTACTTTACATTAAGTCCGAAAAGTTCAGGAACTTTGTAAATAAGCTCGCAGCCGTAGTTGGTGAGTATTTAGGTAAGGCCTTTAAATGGGCAGGGGAGCAGCTCAAAGAGTTTGGACACTGGCTTGAAAAAGTAGGTTCAATGGTTGCTCAGGTAGCTGAGTCAATGTGGAACGGACTTGTCAAACTATTTAAAGATACCGCTCAGTCAGTCGGTATTACTAATATGTCACTAAAGGACTTTATTCATGGGTCTCTTGCTAAACTGTATGACATGCTAGGTGGCATGGGCGGGATAATGAGTATTGCTACAGGTTGGCTGACTAAGCTAGGTCTAGGATTTTTAGGAATTACTGGTCCTATTGGGATTGTTATTTCTGCAATTATTTCATTCATTACTGCGTGGGTTCGAACTGGGGAACTGAACTCTAAAGGTATCAATATGGTATTTGACGGAATGGTTGAGCGGATTAATAAGTTCGCTGACGGAATTTCGACATATTTACCTAAAATTGTAGAGTTCGGTGCTCAGTTAATTGTCAAACTAGCTGAAGGAATAGCTAGAGCAATTCCTAATATAGCGTCCTCTGTAGGTAGTGGTATGTCTACATTCATTGAGTCAATTACTAAGGTATTACCTACAATTCTCAATGCAGGTGTCGAAATTGTTAAAGCATTAGTTCAAGGTATCGGTCAGGTACTTCCTGCACTTATTCAAGCAGGTATTCAAATCATGCAAGCCTTGTTCCAAGCTATCGTCGATAATTTGCCACAGATTCTTCAAGCAGGACTTGAGATACTAATGGCGCTAGGTAAAGCTATTATGGATGCACTTCCTCAGCTCTTACAAGCAGGCGTTCAAATTATCAAAGCTATTGTCGACGCCATTGCTCAAGCACTTCCTCAACTGTTAGAGGCAGGACTTAAAATTTTGAAAGGACTTGTCCAAGCTATTGTTGACAATCTGCCGCAACTTATTGAAGCAGGGTTACAAATTCTTAGGACAATAGTTCAAGCTATCATTGATGCACTCCCTCAGCTCATTGAAGCAGCTATTCAAATTACTTTAGCATTGTTCCAAGCGCTAGTAGATAATGCTCCTAAAATCATTGAAGCTGGTGTACGCTTGCTTATTGGACTTATCGAAGGACTGACTAATAACATGGACAAGCTGATTGACGGTACAATTAAAATCATCGAGGCTTTATTTAATGCACTCATTGACCACGGTCCTCAACTCATTGAAGCAGGATTTAAGTTAATTCTTGCACTTATTCAGGGTCTTATTCAAGCTATCCCGGAATTAATTGGCGCTATTGGTAACTTAATTTGGAAGTTATTAGAGAAAATCGGTAGCTTCCTAGGCGACATGGCTTATAAAGGGTACGAAATGATGGCTAAGTTCATTTACGGACTTGTTAAGGACCCAGGTAAGCCCGTTCGATTTATGTCCCAATTAGGTTCTAATATTGTCAAAACGATTGGACGGTTTGCTAGTAGCATGCTGACAGCCGGTGTTCAATTAGTGCAAGGTCTTGTTAGAGGTATCGCTTCGATGGTGCAGAGTGTTGTAAATGCCGCAGCTAATATGGCGAAAAGTGCCGTTAATGCTGTCAAACGGTTCCTGCATATTAAATCTCCGTCACGTTTGATGGCGGAACAGGGTCGATACTTTGGACAAGGTTTTCAAATCGGTATTGAAGACATGATTAGTGATGTAGCAGGTACCGCTCAAAGCATGGCGCAGCAGACTGCTGATATGGTCGCAGGAGTTCAACTTCGACTAACTGACAATGGATTAGTTGACCAAGTGAAGGACATTTTCGAACAAGTTCAGGACGCTATTCCGGATACTCTACCGGCGCCGGAATTGGAGCAACTTCAAAAAGCGTCACTAACTCCTACTTCACAGCTGTACGCTAATAATGCTCCAGGAGCTACATTAGATTCAGGTCGAAAAGGAACTGAAAACCAAACTAATATTTCTATAGGTACCATCATTGTTAGAAACAATGACGATATTGACAAATTATCACGAGGACTTTATAATAAAAGTAAAGAAACACTCTCCGGTATGGGAGACATTGTTTCTACTTAGAAGGAGAACTAAATGGCTAATCATTCAACTATGTATTTGGACGACAAGGACATCGCAGAACTTGACGCAAAATTACTTGAATATAAGTCATCTACTATGGGAACACCTAAGGACGGCGGCGTGAAGAACCTCGACGGTATCGACGGCGTATTAGATTCTACATCTACTGCGCTGTCTGCCCTTACAGGGTACTTAACAGTAATGTTCGAAGGAACTACTGAAAAGGAAGTTAATGCTAAATTTAGAAAATTTAAGCAATACATTGCGCAAAAGTCGTTTTGGAAAATGTCCGTCCCACAAGACACCGACTTCTTCAAGTATGGTAAATTTGTAGGTCAGGCAGAAATGCCAGATTTGACTGATGTGCCAAGCTACGCTCAGTCAAGTTTGATTGTTAAGCTTAATATTCAGTTCAAAAATGCGTACGAATATAGTAAACTAGCTATCGAGTCTAAAGCTACAGGAAATATAATATCAGTGAGCAATCCAGGTAGACCGACTCGGGACGCAGTAATTACTATTAAGTCAGCTAATCAGTTGTCCGGCTTTGTTAAAATTACAAGCGAAGCTGGTGACGTGATAGAGTTTGGAACGGAGTCAATTATGTTCTATGTCAACTCTACCATTAAGGTCGACTTGGGACGATTTGAAATGACTCGAATAATGGCTAACAATCAAGTCAATAATATATTTAGCTACATTAAGACAGGTAGATTTTTCAAAATACCTTCAGGCACAAGTTCTATTCAAATTGAATACAAAGCACGTACCGCAGACCAATGGTCTACGCAATTACCATTTTCGGCAGAGATTGAACTTTTGCCGTCGTATTATTAGAGGGAGGATAAATGGAAAGTAACGGACTTATAATGACGCCAATTCCTGATGAATTGCTCTACATATACGACCAAAATTTCAATCCAATCGCTATTATGGCGGATGCTTATGACCGAGAATTTGAGGATGAAAGGATTACTCGGTCAAAGGGTAAGGAAATCCTGACATTTAAAGCAGTCGATACATCTACAGGATTTTCAAGTCTTACAGCTGAGAACCTCGTCAAATTCGGCGAGCGGTGGTACCGTATTAAGTACGCAGAAGATGACCCTTTAGTAAAAGGAATCACTACGTTTACGTGCTACGCTCTTTGGTACGAACTTGCCGAAGGAATGCCAAAACCGCTTCAGGTAATTTCAACTACTGTCTTGCAAGCAGCGCAAAAAATTGTTGAGCCGCTTGGTAAATGGGTCGAACTTTCCGTGGCCGGTGTAGCTCAAGCTATTCCGGTCCGTGGAATGACCTTAAAGGAAAATTCAGCGTTATACAAACTTCGTTATTTAGCTAAGCAGTATAATTTAGAGCTGACTTTTGGATATAAAGAAATAATTGAAAATGAATTAAGATACATTAAAACCGTTGTCATGCTTCAACCTTACCAAGAGGAGCGAGTAGATTTTCCTCTTGTAGTAGAAAACAACTTGAAGCATATTGTTCGCACGGAGGACTCCCGAAATCTTTGTACTGCCTATAAAATTAGCGGTAAGTCTAATGAAGAGGGTAAGGAGTTCACTTTCGCTGACATTAATGGAGGAAATGACTACCTTGTAGATGTGTCGTGGTTTACTGAACGAGGTATGCGTGCAAGGATTATTCCTAAATCTAAGCAAGATGACCGCTTTAAAATTAAGCAAAGCATGCTTGACGCAGCTAGAGCTTATTTAGACATTTACTCTAAGCCGTTGATAAGTTATGAAGCATCGGCGGTTCTGTATAGCCGCATTCCTAGCTTACATTCTAGTCAGTTAGTCATTGATGACAGCTACAAGGTAACTGAATGGCGAAAAGTAACCGGCCGAAAAATTAATTACGACGACTTGTCAAGTTCCACAATTATCTTTGATGACCCTCGTCAAAACCTAATTGACTTGCTTAATGATGACGGTGACGGTATGCTATCGGGCGATAGTAACGAAGACACGCACACGGTTATTAGATTCGCTAACGACGCTACCGGCGCAGGAATGAACTCTAATAGTGGTAAATATATTGGTGTATTAACTACTACAAGACCGGTCGAGGATTTATTACCTAGTGACTTTACTTGGATTAAAATTGAAGGTCCGGAGGGAAGACAAGGTCAACCCGGACTTCCAGGTCGGGATGGAGTTGACGGAAAACCCGGTAAGGCAGGAACCACTATTATTAGGACTGACGTGGACTATGCTGTCAGTGTGTCAGGAACTAGACACCCGGAGGAAGGGTGGCAAAGTCAAGTTCCTGAACTTATTAAAGGACGCTATATTTGGACACGCATGCAATGGCGCTATTCGGACGGAAATACTGAATACGGCTACTCTGTTAGCTATATTCCGCAAGACGGTCGAAAAGGTGATGACGGGCTTCCAGGTAAGGACGGAGTAGGTATAGCTTCGACTAAGGTTCAATACGCAGCAAGCGAGTCAGGGACTGAGCCTCCTAATAACTGGTTTACTAGTATCGTTCCGGATGTACCTGCAGGTCATTACTTGTGGACTAAAACGACATGGAAATATACTGACAATTCTGAGGAGTCAGGATACTCCGTTTCCCGCATGGGTGAACGAGGACCTCAGGGTATTCCAGGACTTCAAGGAGTTCCTGGAGCAGCAGGTAAGTCCTCTCGTGTTCATATAGCTTATGCAGACAGTGAAAATGGAGCAGGGTTAAGTCTAGTTGACCAAAATAAGAACTATATTGGTATTTACCAAGATTTTGAAGAAGCTGACTCAACTGACCCTACTCGTTACAAGTGGACGAGATGGAAAGGACAGGACGGCGCGCAAGGGTTGCCAGGTAAAGCAGGAGCTGACGGAAAAACTCCGTATCTCCACTTTGCCTATGCAGATAGTGCAAACGGGACTGTCAATTTTAGTTTAGAACCGCAAAATCAAAGATACCAAGGCTATTATGCAGACTATGCACAGCAGGACAGTTTAGACCCATCTCGCTATACATGGGTAGACCGACTTGCTAAAGTAGCTATAGGAGTTGTCAACTTGCTTCGTCGTTCGAAAGGCCCGTTCCAGCCTAATCGTTCACAAACTGATAACTGGATGACCTACCCTAATTCAACAATTAAGTTGACTGAAGGGAAAACATACTCATTGAAAGCTACGTCTAACGGAACTTTCACTGACCGACATCCTAGCACGGCTGACAAAGTCAATATCCGCTTTCAAGGAAATTTAGGTTGGAAAATGGTGTCAACTGACACGACAGCTCTAGGAAGTACCTTTGTATGGGATAGGCCTACAGGAGTTTATCAAATGCGGGTCAACAGTTACGACACTACGAACTTAAAATACATTGAAAAGATTATGGTTGTTCAGGGTAACGTTCCAATGGATTGGCAGCCTGCTCCGGAAGATGTAGAAGAGGATTTGGCGAATAAAGCACCCGCTCAACTAACAGCTGAACAGATTAAAGCACTCGAGGAAAAAGCTAAGCTTCATCAAACGCAGCTAGAAGCTAAAATGGCAATGACTCAGTTTAGTGAATTTGAAAAAGCGTATAGGGATTATATTGAAAATGCTCAAAAGCAAGCGGCGCAGTCCGAAGCTGACCTCGCTGATGCAGGGCGACGCCTAAATGCAGTAGTTCAGCAACTAGGAGGACTAAAGGAACTTAAAACGTTCATTGATACTTACATGTCGTCTAGTAATGAAGGTTTAGTCATTGGTAAAAATGACGGAACTTCCTCATTTAGAGTAACAAGTGACCGAATATCTATGTACTCCGCAGGGCGTGAAGTAATGTATATCAATCAGGGCTTTATTCACATTAACAATGGGGTGTTTATGCGCTCTATTAGGATTGGTAATTTTGTAACAGAGCAGCATCCGCTAGAGACTAATGTAAATGTGTGCAGGTTTGTAGAATAGGAAGGAGACTAATGGTTTATATAACAGGAACTACAGTCGACGGTGTAAACCTTCGGCTCAAAGTGGATGTCATTTCTACTTCAGTTAGAACTTTGACTAGTCAAGTAAAAATAATGGTGCTCGCGTATTCAGACTTGAACGACCCGATAAAAATTAGTCGCGACGATGTAGATGTATCTATATTAGGAGACCAAGGGCAAGTTACTAAGTCTAAAGGGACGAGCTATTCGAACTACCTACAAGGTAAAGGAAGTGTCCTAATCTACGATGGAACTCAGCAGGTTTCCCACTTGAAGAGTAATGGTCAAGCTGAGACTCGGTTACATATTAAAGCACTATTTAAAACTCCTAAGCCAGGCGGAACTAGAACTAACGAAGTCTCCCATATATTCGAGGTACCTGCGCTAGATGTAACTAGAGATACGGATACTCCTTGGTTTATATTAGGCAAGTACGGAACCTTCGACCTTCCGTCGCTTTCCGGAACGAATCGGTCGTACGTAGTTAAATATCAGCTAGGGAAGAAATCAGGCGTTGTTCAAAGTTACGAACGTAAAACAATAACTTGGCTACCGCCTTTGGAACTAGCTGAAGAGTTTACGGAATCCTACTCCGCAGGAGGTTCGTTTATAATAGAAACTCACGAAATTCAAAACGGTCACTGGGTCAAATTGTCGGATAGGAAAACGCCATTTACTGTAGAAATTCCGGACACAATGCGGCCGGAAGTGGGTGACATTGTACTGACAGACCAAAATGACGTTGCTAGAGCGTTACTTCCTCCGAATGTATTCGTCGGCCGTATGTCAGAAATTCAAGTAAATTGTCCTAATATTAAATTGAAGTATGGCGCAACTATTAAGCAGTTCACTGCTAGAATGGTAAATAATTCTACGGAAATTAACGACAACGGCGGTACTTTCCCTGCTAATAGATTGTACTCATCTGGTGGTATAGAAGTAACTATCACGGACAGCCGCGGAATGACTAGCTGGCCTAAATTGGCTTACTATACTGTTCTAAACTACGAGCGACCTTCGATTACGTTCATTGCTTATAGAACGAAGCAGGACGCTAAGAAAATTCAGGTTAGCAGATACTTTAGAATTTCTCCGCTGATGTATAACGGCAAGCAGCTGAATAAGGCTGTTCTAAAATTTAAGTCAGCTCCTTCAGGAACTAATGAATACACGGAGGCTCCTGGACCCGCTAACGGTGAATGGAATACGATATACCAGCTTACTAACAGCGCAGCTAATCTAAGTCCTGATTTTACTGTAACTAGGTCCTATGACATACGAGCGGAACTGTCTGACATTTTCACTGAAAATGACCCAACTATTAGTTCCTATACAGTAGGACCAGAATTAGTCATTCATGCCTATGATAGTCAAGGAAGATTTGGGGCGGGGAAGATTCCTGACCACGGGCCGTTTGGTAGTGTCGACATTCAAGGACGCTTCTACTCTCAAGGTGAGTTAGTTCAACACAAGCAAATTACTGACCTCGACGGAACATCATTTACAAGGTCTAATAATAAAGACGTTTGGGACTTTGACAATTTCAACGATACTGGCATCTATCACATGCGCGGAACTGACAAGCATAACCCTCTAAATAATGACGGAATTTTGGAATGTTGGAAGATGAATAGCGGAACTAATCAAGCTCCTATTCTGTGCTTCCAGCGGTTCACTTCAATGAACGGTAACATTGCTACCCGATATAGCTACGGACCTGAAAAGAACTCTAAGGGCTGGGGTGAGTGGACTTACAGTATGCAATCGAAACAGC